CATCTATAAAATTATCTAATAGTTTATCTCAGATATCTTCAGAATTAGTTTTCTCCTTACCTTATGCAACGATGAGTAATAATTTACTACCTGTTAATATAGAAATGGGTGATAATATTACTCTTTTTTATAAAGATAATCAAATTTTTAATGGAAAAGTAACTGATACAGATTTAAAAGGAAAAGCTCAAGAATTAACAGTAACGTGTTTTGACTATACATGGTGGATTTGTAAAAGTAATATTACTAAGAATTTTAACGATATATCTATTGGTTCTGCTTTAGATTACATTTATTCACTTTTAGGGGCAGTATATTATCTAGGTGATGAATTAGGAAATAATAAAAATATAATGATAAAAAATCACCTAGTTAAAAAAAAACCTGCTTCTAAAGTACTTTATGCTATATATAATGAAATTACTAAGATTAATGGTATTTATTATTATATGCATACGTTGGGTGATGGAGTAACAATAACAATTACAGAGGTAGACAAATATTTTTCAGGATTAACCATCAAACCTCCTACAAATGGAGTAAATGGAGTAAATGAGATAGATGGTAACTTGATAGATTTTGAAATTACTAAATCTATGCAAAACATGATTTCAAGGGTAGACTTTTTTAAAACCACTGGAGAAGTTTTTAATACAATTGGACTTGGTGGAACTATAGAGTTAGATGATAAAAATATGGGCAGATATGGTATTATTATTGAAAATGTTGAAGTCAGTGATGATGATAATACTGGTCAAAAAGCATTGGCTGAAGGAAATAATATTTTAAATGAAAAAGGAAAACCAAGTGAAGAATTAATAGTTAATTGTATTGGAGATATAGATTATAAAGTTGGACATGGTGTAGTGGTTAAAATTCTAAATACTGAGTATTATGACAAGTATATGTATATTACATCTAGTGAATGGAATTGGCTTAAAGATGGTTCGTTTTTAAGTAAATTATCACTATCTTCAAGTAAAATTGGAGATATTACAGATTGGTCTAGCATTGAAGAAAAACAAGATAGTTTATCAGATGCTACTGATACAAATGGAACATCTAGTGATTTAGTAAATAGAATTATGGCAGAATTAAAGAAACACTTAGGATTAGCTTATAAATGGGGAGGGAAATCTCCAGCAGATGGAGGAATGGATTGTTCTGGTTATATTGCATATGTTTATAATCAATTTAAGAGTGAATTAAATATCGAAAATGGTGATGAATTAGTAAGTTACACTTATACTATGATGAATCAAGGTAAAGATGTAACTAGCGATTTCCCAAATAATCTTAGAAAATGTGATATTATTTTTCCAAGTGATCATCATGTAGTGGCTTATGTAGGAAATGGACAAATAATAGAAGAACCACAAACAGGCGAAGTGTGTAAAATAAGTGCGATTCGTTGGGATAATGTATTAAAAGTTATAAGAGTTGTGCCTGATAGTGCGTGGAATACAACTACAAGTGGAACTGATAGTGGCAATGGTAAATATTCTGGTAAATTAGTTGAATTTACAAAATCTTGGGAAGGTTTTTCAAGAACTTGGGATCATTCTAGTTCTAAAGGAGCTATTGGCTATGGAACTGATGCAAGTGGAACAGTTGGAGCAAGATTAAAGGCTCAAGGAGTTACAACTTGTACAGATGAAGATGCTTTAGGATGGCTTAAAGAAGAATTAGATGAATGGGCAACAGAAATTGAAAAGCGTTGTAAATCTAAAGGGGTTACACTTAATCAAGCCTACTTTGATTGTATGGTAGATATATGTTATCAATTTGGAAATCAAAGATGGAGTATATTTGACTTATTATGTAGTGGGAGTATAGATGAAGCGAAACAAAAGATTAGAACTTTAGGATATGAAACAAGAGATAATGCTCGATGTGATATATTAGATGGAACTTATACATTAAATAAATAGGAGGTAACTTATGACTAGGTGGGAAGAAAAATTATTTAAACATATTGAAAATACTTCTGATAATTATATTAATATAAAGGATTTTGAAATAGGAAAAGTTATTTCCTTAAATCCTTTAGAAATAATTTGTGATGGATTACCTTTGTATAAAGAAAATTTATATATAAATCCAGACTTATTAGAAAACACAAGAGAGTTTAAAACATTAACTGGAACTATTGGAGATAGTAGAACAACTATTACCAATGGTTCTATTACTTTTAAGACACAATTATTAGAAAATGATTATGTTATTTTAAAAGAAATGAATGAAACAACATATTATATGCTGTGCAAGATCACGGGGGTGAAATAGATGGGTATTTTCCCAGACTCTTATGCAAGAAATACAATAACAAATGCTATTACAACTACAACTACTATTACACCTAAATTATTAAAAGAATATGCAATTGATTTTGATACAGGTGAAATTGCAATTGATGATAATGGAAAATTTACGATAGTTGAAGGAATTGAGGCTGTTAAGGTTAGAAATTGGTTAGCACTTCAAATTCAAAGAAATAGATATATTATATACCCTTCTAATTTTGGGAATGAATTAAAAACCCTAATTGGTAAGGGTATATCTTATATTAACAAGAATATTCAAAAACTTTTAGAAGATGCCTTATTAGACGGAATCTATGTAACATCTTTAAAAGATATAAGTGTAACACCAAATGAAGATAAAGTAACAATAACATTTACTATTGATACTATCTATGGGTCTTATACTGATTCAAAAATTTATTAAAGAAAGAGAGGTAAAATTAAATGAATTTTTATAAAAGTGCAGAACAATATTATGCAGAAATGACAAGCACCATGAATGATGTAGATGTTAGTAAAAACAGTCTTATTTATAATTCACTAATGCCATGTGCCTTTGAATTATCTTATCAGTCACAAATGCTAGATGAAGCGGTTAAAATGGTATTTGCCAGTACAGCAGTAGCAAGTGGATATGATAATTATGTAATTTTAAGATGTGCCGAACTAGGAATCATAAGAAAAAGTGCAGAAACTGCAAGTGGAGTAATAAAAGTCACTGGTGTAGCTGGATATACTTTACCTCAAGGGGCATTAGTTTCAACTTCATTAGGTTTAACATATATTACAGATTCAGCATTAACACTAACAAGTACAACAGGGTACATAAATATAACTGCCACTGCTGAAGGTAGTAGCTATAATGCAGATATAGGAGAAATAAATATTATTCCAGTTAAATATGAGGGAATAAGTTCAGTTATAAATGAAAGTGAAATTGATAATGGGTATGATATAGAAAGCATTTCTGACTTATATCAAAGATATTTATTAAAAATACAAACACCTGCTACTAGTGGTAATATTCACCAGTATGAAGAATGGTGTTTATCAGTTGAAGGTGTTGGAGCAGTTAAAGTATATCCATTAAAAGATGAAAATTTACAATCAAAAAATGGAAATGTTACTTGTGTAATTACAGATAGTAATAAACAAGGAGCTGATACAGATTTGATAAATAAAGTTAAACAATATATATGTCCAGATAATGGAGAAGGAGAAGGACAAGCACCAATTGGAGCAACTGTAAATATTATTAGTGTACAAGAAGTTCCGTTAAATATTACTGTGGATGTGCAAATTGATACAACAACAACTCTTACTGCTGTTCAAACTACATTGACAAAATCTATAGAAACATATTTAAAAACTGCAACATTTTCTACAAAAAAAGTTAATTTGGTTAGAATAGGGAGTTTGTTACTTGATATATCAGGTGTTGTAGATTATTCTAATTTAAAAATAAATGGTTCTGAAAGCAATTTGCCTTTGTCTGAAATACAAGTTGCAGTTATGGGAACTGTTAGCTTAGGAGTGATTGCATAATGGATATAACAAATTTTACTGAAAAATTAAATGTATTAGAAAATAATATTTATACCATAGAAGAAGTAGTAGTACCAATTAGTGGAGTATATGAAGATGAATTAGCACATGATAATGTTAATTTAGCAACTCTTAATATTTATACTGGTTCAAAATTAAC